TATAGTGACCGTTCTTACCGCCGTCGGTAATCGTCGTATTCGACGAAGCATAAAGTTTCTGCGTATAGAGCGAGTTCAGTTCAATAATCTATAAATGTGTAGATAATGTGTACATACGTGTTTACGTTCAACTAGTGTACGAAATAGCGTATTATATGTGTTGTCAAGAGGGAACAAATAAACGCCTAGGAGGAGGCGTAGAGTTAAAACCATATATGAAAGGAGCCTAGAATGTACGAGGTAGATGTGTTCATTGATGCCCATATTCTGGTAGCAGGTAAAACTAAACATCTTGATAGGGCACTGCATATTTTAGCAGATAATGTTGACTTGGTAAGGTCTGCAAGGGCTGATAGTATCATGCTTATGGATATTGACAACGATTGCAAAGTTGTTACTAGTATTCACAGATTCGATTTTAATACCAGTGAGCTCTAATATGCCTACTCTGCCGATTCTACTGAATCGGCAGCGATAGCCATATTATCTAAAAGATGGGAGTTCTCAAGTTTCTTGAGGATTATATTCCATGTTTTAGGAAGTATGCCCATGATTGTCTGATTGAGAAGGGCACATTTGAGTCTCCTATTCCGTTATCAGATATCTATTACGAGGAATAGTATGTGAAGATTTGTGAAACTTCTTACATTTTCAGATTTGCAGTCGTCTAACCTTATCATTCTGCCATAATAAACATGTTCCAATTCTGCCACTTTTAACGAAAGGAATCAAAGATGGCACGTCAAATCACTTTTTTCAAGTATGAGGTCGGCATCCAGTCTTTTGAGAAGGCTGAGGACGGTCGTTACGACCTTGTCCACACTCCCGTGGGCACCATGGAGGATACCTCCCTCACCAAGACCGATATCCGCAAGTTTATCGCCGCCAGCGGCGTGGAGTGCAAGCGCGGTACGGAGGTTTATGCCAAGAAGCTCGTAAAGGTCGTCTACAAGTTTTCGACTGAGAAGCTGCTTGAGATTGCCGATTCCCGCGAGGAGCTGCCGCTTGATGAGTAGCGGCAACGTGACCAATCCTATGGATTGGCCACGTGGGATATACTGTTCTCTGTCGTTCCATCTCAGTATGTCCCACGTGGTCAATCAAGTAACCTAAAACGGGTTCGCCACACGGTCAAGGAGGTAGCAATGGGCTATTTCGACAAGTTCAACAAGGGCGAGGGTATTCCGTTCATGGACGGGCGCACCAAGACGGGCATCCCTGTCGGCAAGGGTCTCCATCTCAAGGACTACGGTTTCATCAAGGGCGATGATGCACCGTTCGCGGTCATGCTGTTCGAGGAGTATCCCGAGAACTTCATGTTCGGCAACTCCATCGTGACCGATGATATCAAGACCATCGAGAAGGATATGGGTTCCAAGGAGCAGGCCTTGAATCTTCTCGCAGGTGTGTCCATGAAGTTCACCAAGCGCACCTCCAAGCGCGGACGCGACTACATGTCGGTGGAGTTCATCGAGGATAACCCCATCCCGTTCGACTAGCTGCCCATTCCGAGGGGCGCATTGCGCCCCTCATTTTCAGGAGGTCAATGTTGTGAAGGACTTGATTTTCTCAATTGTTATCACTGCTATTTGTGCAATACTCTCATTCGTTTTTGCATTCATCTATTCTGTAACGCTGAATCGTCTTTTTCTCGTATTCTGCTTTGCATTTCTAATGGTGTGCCTGTATGGATTGCTAACGATTGTATATATTGTGGGGTGCCTATAATGCCAGATGTCACACGCAACGGCGTCTGCTACGCCATCGAGGACAGTCCGTTCTATGAGGAGGTGGACGGCTACCGCTTCTACTTCTCCTCAGAGACACATCGCCGCAAGTTCTTCGAGAAGGCCCGTATCCGCCAGAACTGGCTCACGGACTCGCTGTCGCGCCGCTTCCATTTCCACCTCGATGCCTCGCTTGCCGCCATCTTCCAGCTCTACAGCCAAGTCGAGTCGCGCGGCTTCTACGTGGTATCCGAGCGCGGCGAGGAGTTCCGTTGCCTGGAGCAGTTGAGGCTTCGGGTCGTGATGTGAGATGCCCGGCTTCAACTGGACTGCATCCCGCCTCAATCGCCTGCGCTCGGCGGTGCGTGCGTTCAATGCGGCGATAACCCGCAGGGAGCGCGAGCTTGACGATGAGGGCCAGTCAATCCTCAAGGGCTATCTGCCCAGCCGTGTCACCGTGGAGGGAATCATGTCGCGCGTGCATTCCGTGAACGACTTCAGGCGCATCGTGGGCTACAAGTCGGACAGGAAGCATCGTAGGTACAGCGAACTCACCCGTGTCCTCAAGACGGGCAACAGGGATGCACTGGATATCACGACCGATGCGTTCGGCAGGCTCACGACCAAGTATTCCGAGCGCCAGTACAATCTCGACATGCGGGCCATACGCAGGCAGCGCCAGAAGACGCTCGAGGATATCGGGCGAGAGTTCTTCGAGGGCGACGATGCCTACGATATGGACGAGGTGTCCCCAGCCAAGTACGGAATGCTCACCTCGGACAACGACCTTATGCCAGAGGACGAGGGCGAGGTCGATGATTCATATACGGACGTAGACCCCGATACGCTCAAGAGGTGGGAGCAGGAGGATGCCTCCCGCAAGCGCGAGCAGGTCACCGTGGATGCCATGTACGAGGTCTACCGCAGCACGTGGACTGCCACCGATAACAGGCATTCCGCGATGGGAGGATATCAGGAGTTGTTGGATGCACTGGATTGGATGGCTGAGAATGGGCCAGCCTACCTGAACAAGATGTTCGCGCTCGGTTATGACGAGCTTGACCCGAGCTATATCAGCGAGAGCGGCGGCGAGAACAACCCGTACGTCAACACGCCATACGAGACGCGCCACAACAGGGCCGTGAGGTTCGTTGTGGACAGGGCGAGAAAGGTCGGTTATGAAGGTTAGCGATGCAAGGCAGGTCATCCCAGAACCGATGTGGATGATTGGCAACCCGGATATCCTATCCGAGATGGCAGGAGAGGATATCGACTCTATCTATAATGCGCTGGCAGACCTTATGGATAGGGAGGAGGTCAGCGTCTTCGGTGACGGCGGCGATGAATGGTGGGAGGACACGTTGAATCGCAAGAGCTATACTGCGGACTTCGAGACCACCACCGACATGGAGGACTGTAGGGTGTGGGCAGCCGCCACGTGCGAGATTGGGAACACGAACCATATCGAGCGCGGCACGTCCGTTGAGTGGTTCATCGAGTGGTGTCGTGACAACGGCCCCTGCAACGTCTATTTCCATAACCTCGCGTTCGATGGTGCCTTCATCATGGACTGGCTTGAGCGCAACGGCTGGGAGTGGGTCGAGGATAGGACTAAGGCGGGCATGCGCACCTACACCACCGTCATAAGCGATGCAAATCAGGTGTACTGCATCGACCTGTATTTCACCAAGTCCCTGAGCGTGCGAATCATGGATTCGCTCAAGATTGTCCCTCTGTCAATCGCCCAGATGGCTAAGGCGTACAAGCTTCCTATCCTCAAGGGCAGTATCGACTATTCCGCGCCGCGCCCCGTGGGGCACCAGCTAACCGATGAGGAGATTGCGTACCTCGACAACGATGTTCTCATTGCCGCCATGGTCATGGGCAAGTTCTTGGACGAGGGCCTGAACAAGATGACGGCGGGCAGCAACGCGCTCACGAACTACCGCGACATGAGCGGAGGGCGCAAGGGCTTTAGAAAGTGGTTCCCATACATCGAACCCGAGGAGGACGAGTTCATTCGCAAGGCCTACCGTGGAGGGTGGACGTACGTCAACCCGAAGTTTCAGGGGCGCAAGCTGGGCGAGGGCATAGTGTTCGATGTGAACAGCCTGTACCCGTCCGTGATGGCGAGCTGCTCGGGCGAGCGTCTGCCGTACGGTAGGCCCGTGAGGTTCGAGGGCAAACCAAAGCCCTCCGAGGCCTTCGACCTTTGGGTTGCTCAGGTGACTTGCTCGTTCCGCATCCGTGAAGACCACCTCCCGTGTATCCAGCTCAAGGGCAACTTCCGCTTCAAGCAGACCGAGTACCTTGAGCGCAGCGATGGCGATGTGACGTTCACGGTCACCTCCGTGGACTGGGAGCTCATCACGCGGCAGTACCATATCTACAACCTGCGCTGGCACGGCGGCTACCAGTTCAGGAGCGCGACGTTCCTCTTCAAGTCGTACGTGGACAAGTGGATTGGCATCAAGAATCAGGCAACTATCGAGGGCAATTCGGGCATGCGCCAGATTGCCAAGCTCATGCTCAACTCCCTGTACGGCAAGTTCGCCACGCGAACCACGGTGTACTCTCGCAGGCCGATGCTCGTGAACGATGTGTTGCGCTATGTCGACTTGCCCCCTGAGGAGCGCGACCCCGTGTACCTGCCTGCAGGCGTGTTCATCACGGCGTGGGCAAGGTACAAGACCATCACCACGGCGCAGTCGGTATATGACAGGTTCATTTACGCCGACACAGATTCCGTCCACCTCATAGGCACGGATATACCCGACTGCATCGATGTGGACGCGGTGCGCTTGGGCGCATGGAAGCACGAGAGCACGTTCTATCAGGCCAAGTTCCTGCGCGCCAAGTGCTACATGGAGTACGAGGAGGGGAGCGACACGCCCACGGTGCATGTGGCGGGCATGCCTAGCCGGTGCCACAGGTACGTGGATATCGACAATTTCGAGTTCGGCAAGGTGTACCCGGGTAAGCTCTACACGAGGCGCGTGCATGGAGGCATCGTCCTGTACGAGGGCGATATGGAGATTAGGAGATAGGCATGGTGTGCATTGTTCTGTATAGTGAGGAAGGTTAATAACGTATACCAGTTCTGAAAAAAATATGTTGTCATGGGTAAAGTGCTTGAAGGGATATGAGACAGATGAGTAGACACTGTATAGTTGTGCTGCCTTCCCGTTTCTGTGTGGCATATAAGTTCGTTCATGCTACGGCGAGAACGAGGTTCGGTGTTTGCTGCATGAGCTGCAAGTTAGATATCTGCTCAGAGACTTCGCGGTTTGCTGTATTAAGGAGTAGTCATGGAAACCTATTACATCGTTCGCGTCAGGGTCGGAAGTGAAACCTGCTATGGAAGGTATGCGGGAGGCTATGAACTTACACCGTGCTTCGGGGATGCGCATATGTATAGAGTGCGTTTTAGAGCAGAGGCTATGGCCAAGCACTATAAGGCACGTGGGTACGAGGTAGATATCTGCAAGCTTGAGTTCAAGGGAAGTTACGAGGTATAGTATGAACTGCAATGAGTATTACGTCAGAATGGTAGCCACCGCCGATACCTACGAGTACGATGTTATCTCCCAGCAGGTTGACGGCACCTATTCGTTCTCATCGTACACCTTCGCTCAGGTACGCGAGATGTTCCCGGACGTGCGCAACGGCATCGATGCCCTCATCGCCCTACAGGAGCATGGCGCCGAGATTTTGGATAAACCTGTTGACACCGTACGCAGGTTCTAATATATTCTAGAGGTGAAGAGAGGAGGTTCATCATGCCTTACGTCTACATGGACGAGGTGCCCGATGGCATGGAGGAGGCAACCGTTTACTCCGAGGAGGATTATAACGGAGTGACCGCGCAGCTGGAGCAGGCGCAGACCGAGCGCGATAACTTGGCGAGGGAGCTGGATGCCGCCAAGACCAAGTTCGCCAACGCTTTCCTGTCCTCGCCGCAGCATGCCAAGCAGGTGCAGGCACAGGAGGTCAAGGAGGAGGACAGGCCCTCCACGTTCGATACGCTATTTGCAGGAAGGAACAAGTACAATGCCAATTAAACCCAATGCCGAAGTGATGCAGGCTTTCGACAAGTTCAAGGACGACCCCAAGTTCTCGCATGACGTGGTCGAGTCCATCATCAACGATAATCCCACGCTCCGTCAGGGCCTTATCGATGCAGGCCTCGTGGAGGAGGTGCGTGCCGATGCCTAGCGTGAACCCCGTGCGCGTACCCGATGACAACCGCTCGCTGCACAACATCGGCCAGTACATCATGCAGTACGAGTCGTACCAGAACGCCTACCTCACCGCGCTGGTCAACCGTATCGCCCGAGTAATCGTCACTTCGCGCATGTGGAAGGACAAGTGGGCGGTCTTCGATATGGGCAAGATGGACTATGGCGAGACCATCGAGGAGATTTTCGTCAACATCGCCAAGCCGCACTCCTATGACCCCGCAAAGGCCGAGACTCAGGTCTTCAAGCGCGAGATTCCCGATGTGCGCGCGGCATTTCACTCGATGAACTACCAGAAGTTCTACAAGGTCACCATCTCCAACGACCAGCTGCGTCAGGCGTTCCTCTCCTACTATGATATGAACGAGCTCATCGCGCGTATCGTGGACTCCCTGTACACCGCCATGAATCTGGACACGTTCCTCACCAAGAAGTACATGCTTGCCCGTGAAGCCATCAACGGCGGTATCTACACGGTGGTGACCAAGCCCATCTCGGGTGACGGTGCCGATCCTGACGATGCAATCACCAAGTACCGTCAGTACACCAACAATCTTGAGTTCCTCAAGACGCTGTACAACCGAGCCGGCGTGCGCAACTCCACACCCATCGCAGACCAAGTCATTATCGTGCCCAACGAGGCCGAGGCAACCTTGGGCGTGAAGGTCCTCGCGGCGGCGTTCAATCTCTCCGAGGTGGACTACATCTCCAAGCGCATCGCCGTGGACTCGTTCGAGTTCGATGCCGATGACGAGGCGCGACTCGCGGAGCTGTTCGCCAATGACAGCACGTACAAGCCGTTCACGGACGAGGAGAAGAAGGCGCTACAGCTGATTAGCGCCGTAAAGCTCGCCAAGGACTGGTTCATGTGCTTCGACAACTTCGAGCAGTTCACGGAGAACTACAACGGCGAGGGCCTGTACTGGCAGTACTTCTTCCATGTGTGGAAGACCTTCTCCGTGTCCCCGTTCGCCAACGCCGTCCTGTTCACCTCGCAGGTCTCCGAGGTCACGGCAGTCACCGTGTCACCCGCAACGGCGAACGTGGCACAGGGCACCTCCATCGTCATGACTGCGGAGGTCGCGGGCACTGGCCTGTTCGAGAAGACGGTCGAGTGGTCCGTCAAGGGAGCCGAGGATTTGGCCTCAGGTACGCGAATCGATGGCACCTCTGGCGTCCTTCGTGTCGCATCCGATGAGAAGGTCGGCAACGTCCTCACTGTCACCGCGATGGCGAAGGGCGGTCAGGCGGGTACCGCCCAGATTACCGTCACAGCAGCGCAGTAATATAGTCACTGTCTGCAAGGCCGTTCCCGCATCTCGCGGGAACGGTCCTTTTCTATTAGGAGGATAGATGGCACTTCCCAACTACACGCCGTCAGGAAAGGTTCTGTTCGGCTCCGTGCCGTGGGATAGCGGATACTCCAATGTGCGCCTGTATACATCTTTGGAGGAGCAGTACAGCGATATCGCCGCGCGCATGACGCTATCGAGCGATAACTACACGTACATAGGGCGCAACCGCAGGCTCAAGGTGGCAATCGAGGCCGATAGGCTCTACCACTGCAACTACTGCATGTACCGCAACGAGTCGTTGACGGATGGGTATATCTACTGTTTCGTCAGCGATGTGAAGTACATCAATGACCACACATCGGAGATTACGCTGGACACGGATGTTTTCCAGACGTACCTCTACGGCACCGATTGGCAGATTCCCGCCTGCTTCATCGAGCGCGAGACCACGCCGAGCGAGGACAGCAAGTACATGCTCAGCGAGGAACCCTCGTTTCCGCTTATATATGTGGGTGACGGTGTTTCCAGAAAGACGTTCGGAGTCGGCGGCTTTATCGTGATGACCTCTGCCAAACCTGAGAAGAACAACAACCTTATCGAAGATATTCTCAATCCTCAAGGATACTATGCCAAACCTATTGCCATGACATTCAACAAGGGTATTGCCTGCGGATGTGCGCTATATTACTTCCCCGTTCAAACCAGCGCTGGCGGGTCTGAGGACATGGAGGCGTTTCTTAACGAACTTACGTTTGCTGGCTCGGTCGAGAGTATAGTTGCCATTTTCACCGTGCCCTCTTTCGCTGCTTCGCTCTGCGGTAGCGGCGGTCGAGTCGTTACGCAAGGCGGTACGGATATCGAACTTTCCTCGCAAACTGATTTGTCCATTCCCGCCAATAAGAACACGCTTGATGGGTATACTCCTCGAAATGCAAAACTTCACTATTATCCCTATTCGTTTGCCGAAATGGGAGACGGTCAGGGCCAGCGTGTGCAGCTGCGCTATGAGCTTATGAACGAGACTACAAATGTTCGAGTCAAGTATGCGCTCAATCCGCTCTGTCAGGCATTTGCGTTCCCATATAATTACAAGGGTATCGCTCTGGATTACGATGATGGAATCGTTGTCAAGGCTGGTGCCATGGGTTCATGGACTAACAATGCGTTTCAGAATTGGGTGGCCCAAAACTCTGGTACGATTGCCCTCACTGTCGCGGGAGTTGCCCTTGCGGGCATATCTGGCGGTACCACTCTGGGCGCGGCTTCGGCAGAACTTGAGGGTCTTGGAGCCATGGAGGGTTTCGCCCATGTGAACGAGGCTGATTTAGCGGCAAAAGTGGCGGGCCAGATGAGCGATGTCGGCAAAGGCTCCAAGATGCTGAAGCGTGCGGGTGCAGCGGGGGCGGGCGGAGTTGCAGGTATGGTAAATGCCTCCAAGCAGCCGACAACTACGAGAGGTCAAGTTAGCGGGGAGACGCTTTTCTCGACTGGCGCACAGGGTCTTTTCATCAACCGCATCTGCGTGAAAGCCGAGGTAGCCCAGCAGATTGACCAGTTCTTCGACCGCTGGGGATATGCCGTGGAGCGCATCGAGGCCGTGAACATCACCTCTCGCCCCTCGTGGAACTACGTGAAGACGGGCGGCGCGGCACCGCGATCGCTCAACGTGGGCGCTGGCGCGACCGCCCCGTTCACGCGCGGACGGGGCACGCCCGCCGATGCACTGGATGTTATCCGCAGGGCGTTTGACGGCGGCATCACGTTCTGGCATAATACGGCTAACTTCGGTGACTACTCTCAATCGAACGCCTTGGGATAGGAGGATTATGTATACAGGTTTCTTCACGCCCTCGGGCATGGTTCCGTCAATCATGCAGAACGGCTCTAGGGCGCAGAACGCCATGACGTTCATCAACAATCAGGACACCGCCACCATGTTCATGTGGCGTCTCATGAACCTCGCCATCAGCGTCTTCAAATGGGACAACCTGCCAGAGGGCGTGGACGAGCGCATGCTTGAGTTCTGGCTCCTGCGTGACGGTTTCGTGGGCTTCTTCTACGATGAGGCCCTTAAGTCTGATGAGCGCAGGCGCGCGCCCGAGGGCTATGCCGTGCTGCCCATGATGATTCAGGGCCAATGGGATATCTATGAGTACCCGCGCGACCGCCGAGCCTATGCCGTCAACGGTTTCAACTACGAATGCACGGAGGACAACTCGGTAATCATCTACCAGAACTACCTCCGCGTGCCGATGTGGCTCACGCTGTGGCAGTACGCGTACCGTCTAGCCGAGACCCAGCGTACCATCGATATCAACTGCATGCAGCAGCGCACCGCGCGCATCATCCGCTGCTCGGAAGACCAGCGCCTCACGTACCTGAATGCGGCGAAGGAAGTCGATGAGGGCCGTCCTTGGGTGCATGGAGACAAGAATTTCGATTTGGACGCATTTCAGGTGTTCGATACCACGACCCCGTACGTGGCCAACGAGTTGCAGACGTACAAGCACCAGCTGTGGAATGAGGCGCTTACGTACCTAGGTATCGAGAACGTCAACACGGACAAGAAGGAACGCCTTATCTCAGACGAGGTCGTGAACAACATGGGTGACGTGGAGGCCGAGCGCTTCACTCGCCTCAACGCCCGCAAGCAGGCCTGCGATGAGATTAACAGGCTGTTCGGCCTTGACGTGAAGGTGGACTTCCGCTCGGGTACGTACATCCGAACCGGTGCCACCGGCAGCGCGATGCTCGAAACCTCGGGCATGCAGGCCTCCAACGTTCCCGGAGATGACTATGAGTAAGTACACCACCATGCTGCGGTTCCCCATCGAGCAGCGCCTAGATGACCTCGGCCTGTCGCATATCGAGGAAAACTGGCCTTATATATACTCCATCATCGGACTCGATGACTACCCCATCTACGATGCAGCACACCGTAGCATCCTGAATGACAAAATCATCAGGCGATACTACATGCGCGAGATAGGCTTCGAGACGCTCGGGCAGTTCGCGTGGAACATGCGCAGGAAAATGTACGAGATTATGCCGTACTACAACAAGCTGTTCGAGAGCGAGTCCTTGGTGACGGAACCCATGCTGTCCAAGAACCTCGACTATACCGAGAAGTGGACACGTGACGAGTCCACCGCCCGCAACAAGTCGGACACCCGCGCCACCGACACCACGTCCACCTCGCGGAGCACCTCGGATGACCGCAACGTGTTTCAGGACACGCCGATGAACGGGTTGGACACAGGTGCGATAGAGGCGATGGACTATGCCACCAACGTCACGCTCGACCACGGCACGACCGAGAACGGCTCGTCTGCCAAGAACGAGACGAGCGGTTCATCGACAGATGCCTACACGGGCGACTTCGATGGAACGAAAGTTCATAACCAGAAGGGCTACGACACGAATCAGTCCGAGTTGCTGTTGACATATCGGAAGACTTTGCTTAATATCGACCTTGAGATTGTGGACAGGCTATCCACGCTGTTCATGGGGCTATGGTAAAGGAGGAGGATATGGACGAAACATCCGCAGCCACGGTGCAGCGGTTGCAGTACTGGTGCCAGCTGGTGCTGCCCGCCGTGTTCGATGACTCGCTGTCGTACTACGAACTTGTAGCCAAGGTGGTCAAGAAGCTCAACGAGGTAATCGCCTCGAACAACGAGCTTGCGGGATATGTCGGCACGAACACGCGGGATATCGCGCAGCTCAAGAAGGACGTGGAACTTCTCAACTCCGAGTTCGAGAAAATCAAGAACGGTCAATATACATCTCTTTACATTGAGGCCATGAAGAACTGGCTCACGGAGAACCTCATCAACGTTGTGGGCGAGATTGTCAAATTCGTCTGGTTCGGCCTGAGCGATGACGGTCATTTCACGGCGTACATCCCGACCAGTTGGCGATTCCTCACCTTCGACATGGTGGCAGACCCCGATTCACCCGACTACGGTAGACTTCTACTTTCCTACTAGGAGGAACTTATGGCAATCCAGACCAAGACGATGACGGTCAAGAGCGACACCGCCCTTGCCGAGACCACGACCACCATCCGAGACACGATGACGTTCGATGTGTCCAAGATGCCCAACGGCATCACCTACAAGGGCCTCAAGGCCGTGCTGTCGTTCGCCGACCCCATCCAATGGAACAAGGCATCCACGTACGACTCCCTCACCGTGGTGTGGAATGACGCCACGCACGCCTCGTATGCCTCCAAGCGCCCCGTCCCGCAGAACATCGAGATTACCAACGAGTTCTACTGGTTCCGCACCGCCGACCTCGATGCACAGGTGGAGATGTACCGTCATGAGGTGATGGAGTTCGATGGGCGTATCACTGCTAACGCACAGAAGATTGATAAGCTGAATACAACTTATAATGGTGTTTCCTATACGAATAGAACCAATACATTTGCTGTCTTCAGTGATTCCACGTTCCAGAGTAACGGCGACTTTAACAACCCGGGCGTCACCATTCCCTCGGTTGTTGACAACATGAAAAAGCTAATGCCCAATGCCACGATTAAAAACTATGGTAAAGGAGGTACGGGAACAGATTATCTTGTAAACACGTTAAATAAAATGGCTGTTGATAATTCTGTGGACACTGTACTAGTTGCATACGGAACTAATGACTGGCAAGGCTCATTTGAAAGTGCGCCCATTTTATCCTCTCAACGTGGTTCTACTAATACCGAACTTAATGCTATTAGGGCAATTAACCGCATTAGGATTATCTTTCCCAATGCAAAAATCATCTGGTTTACACCTGCATACATTCACAGTGAAGCATTTACAGAACTTAACGTTAATAACTGTGCATCCACACCGTTTGCCTACTACGATGTAATTAACCGTATCTGCAATATCTACGGCATTCAGTGCGTGCGTCTTGATAAGTTCTTCAATGTCAACGAAAATACCTATCAAAAGTTTATGGTTGCATCGACAGATAAAATATGGGTTCACTACAATGAGGCAACAACGTTAAGGATTGCACACCTTATTGCGGATAATTTCATCGGTATGGATATTTCTCCTAACATCCCTCAAGGATATAAGATTCTCAATCTACCAAATTATACCGATGTTGATACACGTTTTCATTCGCACTCTTATTATAATACTATCAAATGCCGACTTCCTAATGGTGTTTATACGTTGCATGGATATACTTATGGTGAGAACGATATTGTAATTAACGGGAAGGCGTATAAAAGCAATCTCTCAACTTATCTGAGTCTTGATTTTGAAGTAACCGACACCACTGGACTTACAACTATTACCATTAGTTCAGGACTGTATAATGCTGCAATTCTTCCCAAGAATGCTGATTACTTCAACATAACTCAAAATCAAGTGTATATGTATAAGGACGCCGAGTGCAATTTTATAATGGCATTTGACGGGACTAACGGTACTATCTTCGGTAATTCAGTGTCGGTACGCAAGGAATATATCGAGCTACCGGCTGATTTTCCATTTGAGGGCAATATAACAGGTTTTTACGATGTCGACTTTAAACCGCTCTATGGGCGAATTGGCGCAGGCCTACTTAAATTCTCTGAACAATTTGAGAATAAATACATGGGCGCAAGCTTTGCCGTAAAATGGTAAGCTTCATCGACATAAGCAGCCACCAAGCCGACCTGAACTTGGTGGCTGTGTCGAATTCCATTCAGGGCGTTATCGTCAAGGCAACCGAGGGAACATCCTACGTTAACCCCTATTGCGATAGGCACTACCAGCAGGCGAAGAGCGCCAACCTCCTACGCGGCTTCTACCACTTCGCTGGAAGCAGCGACCCTCTTGCCGAAGCCGCATTCTTCTACCGAAACGTGCTGGGATACCTCCATGACGGCATCCCCGTGCTCGACTGGGAAGGCGTGTACAGAAACGGTAAGTGCATATTCGAGCAATCTGTAGATTGGGTAAACCGGTTCTTGCGCCAGTTTCACAACCTCACGGGTATCTGGTGCTGGATATACGCAAACCCTTGGCGATTCAATCAGGGCGGTGTGGAGCCTAACTGCGCGAGGTGGGTGGCATCGTACCCCGCTGTCTCGCACCCAACGTTCGCGCAGGCGGCCTCGTGGAACTGCCCCGATGCTGACGGCAACGTGGTGGCTTGGCAGTTCTGTAGCGATGGGCGGGTATCGGGATACGGGTATAACTTGGACTGTTCCGTATATTACGGAGATAGGGAAAGTTGGTTGAGATATGCTGATTCTAACTCATTGGGTGGCGGCAACGCTGGGGGCGATGGTGGGAATGCTGGCCCTGACGCTCATCCAGTCACGCTAGAAAACGAAACATACAAGATTACAGTTGAAAGGAAATGAGATGAATAACTTAAGCATCGTGTGCGGTATCCTCATCATCATGGATATCGTGTGCGGCACGGTTGCCGCAATGCGAAACAAGGAACTGTGCTCGTCCATCGCGCGCGAGGGCATGTACAACAAAATCGGTGAGGCCATGTTCCTTCTCATCGGCATCATCGCCAACGAGATTCTTGCGATGCCCCCGTTCGATGGATTGGGTATCTCCCCCGATATCGCATACCTCGTTGCCGTATATATCGCATGGATGGAATTGGTGTCCATCCTTGAGAACATCTGCAAGATTAACCCTGAGCTGCCTTTCGCAAAGATTCTCATGATGTTCAATATCGATGTTGACACCAAGGAGCCGAATGCTGTAGAATCGGAGACGGCACCAGAGAAGTAAAGGCTCGCCGACTTATCCGATTGCTCACGGTGAAACGTGCGGAGGTCTACAGGAGATTAGCAAGCTCTGTGAACCCCTTGTCTGAATGCCACCCTTCTCGCCCTCCCACTGTCGATGACCTTGGGAGGGCATCCTATTTTAAGGAGGAATCTATGCCTTACAATAAGCTCGGCGACTTGCAGACCCTAACGCTGTCCAATGATGTCCAGTGCGACAACCCCTGCTGCATCCTCACGCTGGACTGCACCGTGCAGCTGATGGGCAACATGCACCTGAACGGGTATAAGGGCAACACGGCTATCGCAACACTCCCAGTTTCCATGCGGCCTCTTGATGAGATTTGCCTACCTGTCTATCTGGATACCACCATCAAGCAGCTAATCGTAACACCCGAAGGGGAGATTAGGCTCGACAAGGACGTGGTCGCGGGACTGCTGTACACAAACGGTATATCCTTCAACGTATGCGACCGATACTACAGCTCCGATATCGGGAACAACTTCCCGCAGGGTACATCGCCGCTGCGATGGGATGGGAAGGACTACTGATGGGCTACGCATTCAACGGGACTACCCCGAACCTCAACTTCGCTGTCAACCAGCTCAACAGGAATCAGGGCATCTTTCAGAAACTGCTGAATAGTATAAAGGGTATCGTGGACAAGCTTACGCATGGCGCTGGAGGCACGGCCTCGAATGAGAAGGTGGAGGCGGCTGTAAAATGGTGCATCGACAAGGCAACGAACAACTACATCACCTACAGCCAGACGAACAGGAACCTCAAGAACGTCAACGGTATGAGTTATGACTGCTCGTCATTCATCATCACAGGATTCTATGCAGCGGGAATCAATATCAACGCGACATACACGGGCAACATGCGCGCTGGCTTCACTGCTGCCGGTTGGGAATGGATTGCAGGTCGCTCGTTTGTCGCTAGCCAACTACAACGAGGCGATATCATGGTAAATGAATCGCTGCACACGCAGATGTACATCGGCAACAATCAGGACGTGAATTGCGGCTCCACGCCCGCCTGCGTGCAGCCGCACTCAACGAATAACTACGGAAGGGGCTGGGATGGAATCTTGCGCTACAAGGGCTGATAAGTTCTGGAACATCAAGAACACACTGAGCCATAACTGCCTATTCAACTTCATCATCTCGCTCCGTGGTGGTGGCAAGACCTATGGATGCCTCAAGTACGCAATCGAGAAGCACCTGAGGGAAAAGCGCAATGGGCGAAACTGGCAGTTCGTCTACGTTCGCCGTCAGGAAAATGAGCTAAAGAAACTTACTATCTCGCGCGGAGGACGATTGTTCGCTGCTGTACAGAAGGAGTTTCCAAACCATATCCTGAAAGCCGAGTCCAATACGATGTATTGCGATGGTGAAGTGTGCGGTTATGCTGTGCAACTGTCCGCTGCATTCACGCAGAAGTCAGACTCTTTCCCAGACGTACAGATGATTATCTTCGATGAGTTCATCGCAATCAAACGTTCTTCTTACCTCAATGATGAAGTCACTAAGTTCCTTGAGCTGTATGAGACTATCGCCCGCCCAGGCACAGACCATCCAATCGTCAAGGTATTCTTCCTTGGAAATGCCGTAACGCAGACCAATCCCTACTTTGAATACTTCCGTTTGGAACGTCCATACGAGGGACAGTTTAAAAAGTTCGGTGATACTAAAGATATCCTTGTACAAGACGTTAGCGTTCCTGAATTACAGAAAGATAAACACGCCTCTCGTTTCGGTCAACTTATCAATGGTACTGAGTACGCAAGTTACGCTATCGACAATGAATGGCTCGAAGACGATACCGACTTCATCAAGAAGAAAACCAAAGACTGCGAATACCGCATGTCCATCAGATATAATAGTGCATGGATTGGAATCTGGTATGACCCGCTTGACTGGATATATTACATCAGTAACAACGTAGACCTTCAATGTCCAAACAAGTTCTCCGCAACTACTGATGACCACAAGCCTAATGTTATGCTTATCAAACATGCTAAACAAATGAACTCTTTCAAGCATATCATGGACGCTTATAACAACGGAGCCATCCGTTACGAATCTATCAAACTCAAGTCATGGTTTCGTGAAATAATGCGAATGTGGAATTTCCGGAATTAAAGAAGCTGGAATATCTTCATCGAAAGCCAGGGAAACGAAACGGACTATGGCACGGAGGTCGTACAGGTATTCTTCCATTACGGGACGGAAATCGTCGCGCATGGCAGCGTTGCAGTTGCGTCGCATGGTCTGTATGGCATATTTGTCCGAAGGAGTCATCCGTTTCTCTTTACAGATATAGTCGAGGCGTGAAAACAAATTTGCGAAAGAGAACGTAACCCCTGCCGTCAGTTCGTAACATGCCTGTTCGAGCACTTTGTATAAAAGAATATATTTGGCCCGGATATTTTCGGGAGCGGCTGTAGGCTGACGGTGAATTTGTTCGATGCGATTATATAAATCGAAAGATTGCAGTTCGATGTGGTTCGTTAAGTTTCCAGACATGGCAGATGAATATCCTTGAATAAAATGACTTTACATAACAAACAAAGTAAAGCCCTTACCTATTAATCTTTTGTTCAAAGATACAACTATTTTCCGAAACACTGCAACCTCTCCTGCGTTCTGCTAAAATCTTTTGCGGTTCGTGATGCTTTTTGTTTCTCTTGCTTATCTTTGTCATTTGAAAAACGAAATAGTATTATGAAGCATGTAATAGCGTGTATGAGGGCCTTATGTCCTATATCGGATGAAACAGTGAAGGAACTGGAAAGTCTTGTTGTAAAATGTAATTATCCCAAAAGATATCAGCTTATAAAAGAGAATATTTTCTGCCGATACGCTTATTTTATAGAAAAGGGAATGACGCGTTCTTTCTGGCTGGTAGACGGAGAAGAAATTACGACCTCATTTTCGTGTGAGGGAGGGATTGTCTTCAGTATGGACGAACTCTATTATAATAAAAAGAGCGAAGAATTTGTTGAAACACTG